GTTTTATCTAACTCAGTAACAGAAGCTTCTAAGTCAGCAGTCGCTGCTTCCATTGCTCCTCTCTCTGCACCTTCTTGGAATTGAAACTCCTGCACTTGACCGTAAGCTTGTAAAGCTGGATTAATTTGATCGAGAGCTTCAGCGAGGTGTTCCCATTTATTCTTCCCTGCTCGTACCTGTGCTACACTGTACTGACCTGCTCGTTGAATAGTAGGTTGAATGCCTGGAACTGCACCTCCTAATCCCTGTACTTGTACTCGTTCTGCCATAATTATGCTGAAAGTCCTTTAGCTGATGATGCAAGTTGTGCTGCTTGTGTCGCACCTTGTAGGGTTGCTGTTAAAAGACTAGGTTGAGTTATAGGTTGTCCAATTCCAATCTGCCTTTGAGTACTAGCAAACTGAGCTTGTTCAAGTGCTAACCCTGTACCTATACCTCCTAATTCCTGTTGCCTTAAAGCAGCTGCCCTATACCCTGCTTCTTGTCTGATATAGTCATCCATTAAAGATTGTATAGATGCACCTGCAACACCTGCTTCTCCAGCGGACACTCTCGCTCTAGCTAACGCTTCTTTTGATTTTATGCTTACTTGTTCAAGTTCACGCCCAACAGCTTCCTGTTTCTGAGCTTCTTGCATACGGATAGAAGTTTGTTCTTGGGCTGATCTTTGTCCTTCAGCTGCTAACGATCTAGCTTGAAAGGCTTCTTGTGATTTAGCTCGTTGTCTTTGTCCTAGATAATTAACACCTGTTAATCCCCCTCCCAATAAAACTGCTGCTGCTACACTACACATAATAAATTACTTCCTCTCTATCTTAAATGACTTATAACCAGGGATATTGCAATCCTCAAAACTAGCACCCAACCATTTTAACCATCTCATACTTAGTGTGTTAGCTTCCATGATATAGTTTGTTAAGTAGTCAAAGTCTCCCATCAAGTCATCTATCCATATCTGTGATTCCTTAACAAACTTCTTCTTTATCTTATAAAAGTTTCTCGTACCTAGCAACCAACAAACTCCGATGTTACCTCTAGGACTCACTCCAAAGCAAGCCAACAATCCGTCTTGATCTGTCTTGACGCTATAGCATTTACTACTTGATTTAAATGAGCCGTACACAGCGTCTCTAGGGTGAAACATTAGACCAATACATTCCATCATGTCTGCTTCTCTTAAGTCATCATATAACAAAGGAGCATCTTCCACTGCATAAGCTTTCTCTATCTTAACTTCCATAGCGTCTACTCCTTGGTATCATTGTGGATTCAAACTCAGCAGCTAATATCTTTAAAGGTAAAGCACTAGAAGATTTGATTTCAATTTTAGCTTCATCAGGTTTTGATTGAACAGGAAATCTAAAGTGACCGTTCTGAGGAGTGAAGCTATTAAGTACTAAGTTAGCTCCTAAAGTATCAGGGTTGTATGCGTAGGTGTAGGTGTCTCTAAACTTAGGAGTTACTTCTACAGTAAAGTGTCCACTCTCTGCGTAGTTAAGACTACCGCTACGGATGGTTTGGAATGTATAATTAGATGCACTTCGTCCTCCTCTTTCTGTAGGTTGCTTAAGTGTTTGGTCAGAGAACCTATACAACATATCGTAAGGAACACCTGCAAAGAAAGGTACTGATGTTAAATTACCACTGACTACACCTGATGTAGCGTTAGTCCTAGTGAATGTGTACTTGTGTCCAATCTTGCTATACACCTCAACATTAACAGGATCATAAGGAAAAGAACTAATAGTAGTAGAGTTAGTTAAACTGTCGTAATTTAAATTTAAAGAGCTACCATCTATCCTACTGTCCAATAACAAAGTATATCCGTTATCATCTTGTAGATCATTCTCCATTGGTAGTTTCTCTAAGAATGTATCACTGGAGTCCTTTGTTATAAGGAACAAGTCAGCTTCAATAAAACTAGCACTTACTATATCTCTAGCAAAAGTAAACTTCTGCCACGCTGATTGTATCTTCTCTTTGTTCTGCCAAAAATACTTATAGACAAACATTGTCTTTCTATCTTCACCTATAGCTACTATTAAATTCTGTACAGCAGAACCTCTTAGTATCTCTATTCCTTTTGGAATGTAAGAAGGTACTTGAGCAGTTAGTTCAGCAGCATCAAATATAGAAGTATCGTTATCAACAAAGTACTCTGTTATTCCTTCAAAGGTATTTCTTTTAAAGTTAAAATAAACATAGTTATTTAACACTAAAGGCTTAATAGTCTCAGAGGAATCGTATTCAGTAGCTGGTGTAATGCTTACTGTCTTAGGTGTTAGAAGATCAGCACCTCTTAAAACAAATTGTGTGTTGTTAGAAAATATAAGAAGCTTCTCTTGAAAAGGTACAGCGTGTTGCAAAAGTGCTACTTTTGTGTGGCTTACTCCTACATCTATAGGGGCTGAGTCTAACAAAGTTAAAACAGTCGCTCTCCAAAAGTTAAAGTATTCATCAGCTTCACTAAAGATTATACTACTGTTTGTTAATATACCTAACCTGTTCTTAAAGAAGAAGATATCATTTATCTTACTACCTACGAATGTAGGAGCAGGGTTCGTTTTGTCATCTCCTACTAATCTATTCCCCCAAGTTGTTGTATCTAAAGTCCAAGTGTTAAAAGATGTATCGTTAGGTTTTAACTGAAGAGGCATAGTTGTGGAGTTTATACTTACCTTTACTCCGTATCCTACATCTTCTACCCAAGTACCTTCTCCGAAGTCATTACCGTCTTTTGTTTGGAAGATAACATAGTAATCATCTTGGACCAGCTCGGTGTCTCCTATTACTTTTACTTGGAAGTTATTAAATGCTTTAGCTGGTAGGTCTGTAATATTAGATACTTCTTTATATACTAATCCTAATCCTTGATCTGCTAGTCCATCGCTTGTGCGTAGCCTGAAATCTTCTGTAGCTGTAAGTTTTATAACAGCATCTTTCTTTTCAAGAGTACCGTTGAAAGCATTTACTGTCCCAAGAACAGCAACGGCTGTAGCTGGGCTTCCGCTTGATGGTGCGATATTAACAGCAGGAACAGATGTATAATTACTACCACCATTCGTAACTGCGATTCCTACTACTTTACCTCCTCCATCAACTGTAGCTACGGCTGTCGCTCCTGATCCACCCCCACCGCTGATCGTAACAGCTGGAGGACTTAACGGATCATACTGAGTACCTTGGCTGGCCATAGGTATAGACTGAACAAAGTCGGAGATACCACCAGCAGATAAAACACCGTGTAACTGACTTGCTATTACTTCCGTATCAGCATCGCTTCCGCTAGGTCCACTTCCGCTGAGTATATCAAAAGTAGAATCTACATCATCGTTTGTACCAAGCTCACCATCAGTCCCTGCAAAGGTAGTATGTATAGCGTATTGTTTAGCGTAGTCTCCTAACTTAACAAACACTAAAGCTTCGTAGGGAAGTGTAGGACTAACCGAAGCACCTAACGATACTGTCTGTTCTTTGTTAGCTATGAATGTGTAGTCAGCAACAGTTAACGCTTTAATATCCTCTCTAGGATTGGATATAGCATTTAAATATGTCTGTGCATCAGGTGATATATAAAGAGAGACAACAGGATTGCCTGTGTTTAAATTGAAGATAGATACTGTAGAGCTTTGTATTACAGCAGCGTACCTATTGGATTGATCTCTTTCTATGTATTGCACATAAGCATCTTCACTAATAGCAGAGGTGAATAACTTACTTATGTGTCGAGTGTTAGGACGCTTAACAAGTCCTTCTACAACAGTAGCCCAAGCGTTTATCTGTTCGTCACACTGTCCAGCGTATCTTAGATTGTCAGGCTGCTGTGATACTCCTTGTGCTAAATTAGGAACACTGTTAACTAATAAAGGCATTATCTATCTAGGACTCTAAGTACACTGTAGTTGTCAAAAATAGTTCTATCAGCTGTTTCTGAGTCGCTGTCAATAGCTCTTGCTTTAGCTTCTATCTCATCTCTTAAAGCGAATCCTTCTATCTCTCTGCTTCCTAACAAACGATTAGCAAATATACGAGCTGCTTTAACAGTTATATAGTGTCTGAATTGTTCAGGTATTTCGTCGAAATCTAAATGGAAAGTGATAATAGATTTTAATTCTTTGGTCCATAACTCTG